CCTTCTTATCAATTGCGAATGTAGGGTTGCCGTTTGCCGTCTCAGTATTCAACCCGTATCTCTCACCAAGTGTGTACTCAAAATACCAAGTACCACCTGTGTCCCAACCATATTCACCATTGTACATGCTCTGAGGATTGAGGTAAATACTTTTCTTTGTACCTCTCAATCTCTGTATTTCAATCTCAGAGTGCTCAGGAGACAATGCGTTTCCATTTTGGTCGAACAATATTTTACCGGTTTGGTCTTGCAGGTATGCTAGTGAAGATAGTATTTGAATGTTCTCAGTAAGTGGTCTAAGATAGCCGTCTTTATACAGGTTTACCCTAACCCAATTTACATAATCAGATGGCAAAACATACCTAAGACCATCATCAACAGTAAGTTGCAGCATCTTAATTTCCTTAAACGCATCGTAGTTTAATTCTTGAACCGCACGTTTTGCGTGGAATAGAATCTTAAATCGCTCTGAGTTATTCACTAAAGAGTGATTGCCTGAATACATCAACATGAAATTATTTACTATATCATACAAGCTAACGTATTGGTAAGAACCCCAATTTTCATCTTTAGGGTTTACTCCACCATTTTCGTAGTATTGATATTGAGAAATATATGCCATCTTTTATAGTTTATTGTTTAGCGGTAAAGCTTGGTTCTTGCATTTGCTCTTGTACCATTCCAAACTGAACAACCTCATTCTCCCTAATAGAGATACCACAGTATTGCAAAATTTTAAGAACTAACTTGTACTCATCTTCTGGAGGAACCTCAAAGTCTTGGTAGTCAAGTTGAGATTGGTCAAATGCAGGACTACCATTTAGCAGTGTAATGTATGTCCACTTGGGGTCTTTTGGATACCTAAAGTATTGTGCATCAACTTCACCGGGTAGGTTTATAGTTTCCGGATACACAGTCATTATACTTCCTTCTTGCGTATATGCAGGGTATGTTTCCGTTGGAGCAGTAAGCATTGAGTTAAGCAACATGGTTATCTTGCTATGATTAACCTTCTCAGCTTCTCCCTTATATACCCTACTCATACCTGATGCATCATAGCAAAGCACCTTATTAATCATATAATAATCAAATCCCGTTGTAGAGATTGAAGGCAAATAGTATTTGTTTGTTGCAGCTGTAACTTGGGTAAGAGATGATGTTTGTGAAAAAACCTCAATACACTCCTCTATTGTCTTCTTGGAATCAGCGTATGAACTGCCCGACATACGAGCGTTCTCCATGTTTATTGTCTTGTTATATGCAGAAAAATACTCTTCAAACACTTCCATCTGAGCTTGCTTAGCATATAGATTAAAGTCTGATGGAGAAATATATCCATAATTATTTTTGTTCAAAACGGACAAAACAGTATTCCTAACTGAATTAATCATCTGTTTATTTTTTACAAATATAATTAAAAAAAAGGAGGGTACAGAAGTACCCCCCGTCATTTAAACTTTAACCGAACACCGAGTTATTGTGGGATGTTATTTTCTAGCATTTTAAGAACATCAATCCCGTCATCAGTCTTAAGGAACTGAGTAATGGTAGTATATGGGTCTTCCCCGTAAGGAACATTCAGCATTTTCTTCTTGTTGGTTGGGGTATTAAACCACACCTCTTTCTTGCCATTCTTAAATAGTAATAGCTTTTCCTCGAAGAATACATGGATATTTGACTGCAACTTAAGCATTGGGTCGCTTATTGCATTAAGGAATCCCCTAGGGTCCCTCTTAGCATAAACAAGAATATCTCTCTTCAATTCAGCGGTGGTATACCTAGATGGGTCTTTAGAGAACAGGACCCTAGACATGGTTTCCAATTGCTCTATGCTCAGCTGACGAGCTTCAACCAAGGCATCAACCTCTGCATTGAGTATCTCAACCTCTTGACTTGCATCTTTTTCATTGTCAACTTCCACAAATGCCCTTCCATTCAAAGGATGGTAGAACAAAAACTGTTGAAGTGCAGGGTTGTTTCTAGGAACCCTAAGAAAACCATTCTCAAAAATAACCGGCTCCACAATTGCGTTACCATCTTGCTCGTCCTCAAAGGGAGACTTTTGGTTAATTGCGTACCTGAGTGGTTTATTAATATTTTTTTCTTCATCAAACCAAAGGAGTGGGAACCTCTTATTGTTTCTTGATGGAAGAGTATAGGAAAGCGGAGCCGCTTCTCCTTTTAATTTGTAAATCTTATCTACTAATGCAGCATTCTTTTTCATTTGATATAATTTAATTCTTTAAAAGAAAAGAAGGAGTGTCCTTGAAGACACTCCCCTTTTTTATCTTAACTATGAACCGTAGCGGAACAACACGAAGTTGTTAGCACCAAGGGTACATACGCAACGCTCAGAGAGGAAGTTGACTTCCATTGCATCGAGGTCACTTGTTTGAGCACCACCGGCAGAACCTGTAATCCAAGTCTTGTACCTTCTGTCCTCAGTCTCAGATGCACGGTAACGTACATGGAGGAAAGGACGCTTAGCATTCTTGCCAAGGATTTGGTCGTAAACGGTAGTAGAACCTGCAGGAACCAACAGACCTGTTACAGTGCCTGAAGCAGAAGTTCCGGTTGGCAAACCACCACGCATGGTTGGGTCATTCAAGTATTTCCAATCAGACTTGTAGAAATCATAACCTCTGCGGAATCCTGTGAAACCAAGGTTAAGAGCCATTTCCTTGTCATTTTGGAACAGACCATAAGATGTACCACCTGCACCGTAGCTGTTCTGAGCAGAAAGCATATCGTCAATGTCAAAGCTGAAGGCACGGTTAACGAAGATTACGTTCTCTTCGATAGAACCTTGCTTGTCAAGACGAGAGATGATTGCATCAAAGTCAGCCAAAGTGGTTGGGTTTCCACCACCCCATACGTTACCACGGTTGTTAACGACATAGAATACACCCTCAGAACCTTTGTTTCCATAGACGGGGTTAAGACCTGCGTTAGCAACACCTGAACCTGTCTCAGCAGGAACAGCCTCAATCATTGAAGTCTCAAGGTAGTCCTCGAAACGCAGACGAGTTTCGTGCTCACTCTTCAGATACCAAAGATATCCGGTAGCACCGTTCTCAGTGGTTACTTCTACCCATCCAATCTGTGCCATGTCAGAACCGCTTACAGCGTATTTGTCCTTGATGATGATTGGAGAGTTGCTGAAAAATTCATCTTCGGCTTCCAAAGAACCAATCATTCCGACAGTTCCTTTCTTAAACTCAGAACCGTAAACCCATACAGAAAGGATAGCTGTTCCGGAGAAAGTTTGACCACCACCTTCGTAGTATGCAACAACGAAAGTATTTGCAGCGGTGTTTACTGAAGTTACAATACCCTTGTTTGACAATCCTGTTGCATTATCAGAAATGAAAACAGTTTGACCTGCACGGATTGCAATAGCGGTAACGCCTGTATCTGCTACGGTAATTGTTGCTGAATCAGCAGCTGCTGCAGCACTTGAATCACAGTTTACATACTTGGTATGCAAACGACCTTGCTCAGCCCACTTAACCATGTCTGAGTTAGAAGGCATTTCAGCACCCACCATACGGAGGAAAGATGCTACAGTACGATTACCGTAACGCTCAAACTCCTTCTCATAAGTATCAGGAAGATACTGATTCAAGAAGTTGAAGTTGGTAATATAGTTCGTGGACAATGGGACTTGCTCCGCACTTGGCTGAAGCTGAAACCCGGGACTTGGTAAAACTGCCATTTTGTTTCTTTTTTAAAATGTTAAACTTTTTTAATACTGCGTATTTTCAGACCCTTTCCGGAGTCTTGGTTCACCGCCTTTACCTGCATTCCTCCCTTGTTGACAACTTCAGGTGCTCTACGCTCAGACATATTTATATTTTTTGTCTTACGCATAACATCCTCGGTGGCATCAGACATACCCTGCTCATAGAAGAACTTGGCAAATCTGTCGGGATTCATTGCAATTGACAAAGCCTTGTGGTATCCTGTTGCATCCTTAATCAATCCGCTTTCGTCCAAGTACTTGCTTATGAAGTTCATTGGGTTAGATTGCATGTTTTTTAATTCTGCAGGATTACCGGGAGAAAAAGTAACCTTCTTTTCATTTAGGTTAAACTCAAAACCATTGAAATCTTTACTAAAGACTTCGTCCGTTTTTTGCTCAAACCACTTTCGCTTCCTGTCGTTTTCCTCCTGTACAGTGTTTGCCTGTTTTATATACTGACGGTATGCTTCAAATTCTTCTTTTTCAGATTCAGAAACACCTGCACCACTTGACTCAAGTGGGAGTTTGTATTTCTCTTTCTGTTCATTAAAGAACTTTTTAGCTTCCGCTACAGCTTTTTTCCTAGCGATTTTTACCCTTTTGATTTTAGTATCATCATCAAGGTCTTCATCATATCTGTAATCATCCATCAAAGTGTCGATGTCATCTTCATCTAAA